AAGAAGGCACCGGCTAAGAAAAAAGTAGCGCTACCTAAATCCAACGCTACCCCAAGAGACCGGGCTAGAACAGTAAAAAACCTTAAAAATTCTCCCGACCAACTTGCTAGAGTAGCAGCAACAAAATTAACTACTAAAAATAAATATACACCCGACGGTGCTATGTCTTACTACATCAATCTAACTGAAGGAGATGTAGATTTAGCATTGCGTGAGATAGCGTTCGACTCAGTTAAAGCTCGTGGGCAAAGCGTAAAAAACAAAAATGAAAGAAAAAGGGCAGCTGCAGCTAAAAAATGGTTAGAAAATCGAGCTCCAGAGAATATACCCGCATTAGAAAGACTTACAGAACGTGCGGAAAAAGATGAAATTAAGCGTACAGAAGAGGACGTAAAGAGAAACCGTTCTAGAAAACGTAAGCGCATAGAAGAATCTATAGTAGACGATTACGTAAATGAAGATGTAGCCGACGACAAAATGACAATGGAGGCTATGAATGATTTTATTGCGTATCAGGATGAAAGTTTTTACGAGGGGGACTTAGGCGACGAAATAGGTAAAGCGGCAGGTAGGAAGGGTATATCCGATTCCGATGATCCTTTTGCAGCTTTGGATGCTTTTATTACAGATCAAGAGAAACTGCGGGCCGATGCTGTTGCGGCTACTATGGCAAACGCGCCAGCTGCCGTACAAGAACAAGTTAATAGGGGCAGCATACTCGGTGCGCTTAAAGCTGTGTTTGATTCGTCCCCTAATGTAAAAGTTAAAAGTATTACGGTAGCGTTAGCTAAAGCTGTGCGCGGGGTGAAACTAACTACGACTTCAGAACTAAATGATGATAAAGGTAACGTCTTAGCTGCCATATACGATAAAGATACTGATACGATTGTAATAAACACGTCCGTAGAACTTAGCACACACGCTATTCTGCATGAGGCAGGGCACGCCGCTACGGTTAAAACACTTGAAAACAAATCCCACCCTACAACAAAAGCACTTACTAAACTGTACGAATCATTGAAGGGTAAACTACCTAAAGATTATGGTATGACTTCACTAAATGATTTTGTTACTGAGGCATTCGTAAACCCAGAGTTTCAAGCCAAGCTAGCTGCTTTCAGACCGTCGGGTAAAGCTAAAACTGGATGGCAAAAATTCTGGGAAGCTGTCGGAAGGATATTCGGCCTAAAAGCAGAAAGTGCTGGTACAGAAGCCGTAGACCTCATAAACACATTATTAGCTAGCTCACCTGATACGAGAAAAGCTACTGTAATACCAACCGCTTTGGCAGAAGGTAAGGATGGGGAAGTAGTAACTCATCTGCTGGCTAATAACAAAAATTTCATAAAAGACACCCCGCTCACATCATCTGCAATATATGACTGGGCTGCAGGTACAGAAGAGCGGGTAAGGGCTAATTTCTTGAACGGAGTTGGTCTCGAAGCTATAACAGATTTGTTAAAAAATAAAATACCCGCCGCAAAAGAAGTAGAACGTATACTGTATAAAATTGATGGGGTGAGAGTAAATGGTATGAAACAGTACCATTACATTCTTGAGCAAGCTAATAAAGCGTTTAAAGGAAACAAAAATGCACGAGAGACATTTAACACGCTAGTGGCTTCTTCTACTATAAACCGCATAGACCCTACCATAGACGAAGATAAAGTACGTAAGCATTGGCTTGTATATGGAGAATTTACGCCCGGTAAAACTAAAGATGACCCCGGCACATACAAAAGAGTGGAAGAGAAATTCAACTCTAAAGAGGCTATGGATAAGCGCAAAGCTGTGTTGGAGGGCAATAAACAGGCTCAAGAAGAAGCAGAAAAGGCAACCGGCAAACCCCCAATCATACTTGGCGAAATAAAAAGTATAGAACCTACCACTAAAAGAATTAAAGAATACGAAGAAGTGGTTAGGTTGTTTAAATCTCTTAACGCAGAACAGCGTGGTGTGTACACAGGGCTTAGAGATTTTTACAAAGCCATAAACGAAGCAATAATAAAAGCTGAAGAAGCTAATATAAATAAATTAGAAACAGAAAAAGACGTTAAAAAGACAATACGAGATGTAATGTTTCTTAGAAGACTAGAAGCCGGTTTTATTGAGCCGTACTTCCCGCTAACACGTTCCGGAGACTACTGGGTAGAGTTTATGTACAAAGACGAAAACGGACAAACCGTATACGGTACAGGTTCGTTTGACTCTCGGTTACAAAGAAGTAGAGCAATTACAAAACTTAAATCACTTCCAGAAGTAGATGCTTCAACTGTTAAAGCAAGGTCTCTAGCGGAAACACAAAAGCGAACTTACGATAACGCTATACCTATCCCGTTTTTAACTGATTTAAAGAATAAAGTTAAAGCTATGGATATAAAAAGCGAAGAAGGTAAAAGACAGGTAAACGAGTTTTTATCTGAAGTAATGTTGCGAGCATTACCAGATCAGACCTTAATGCAAACCCGTATGGTGCGACAAGGAATTGCTTTTTTCGAGGGGGACGCCCTTACTTCTTTCCAACAACGTGCTCCTCAGTTTATAAGTAGTCTAGCTGGACTAACTTACTCTGTAGATTTAGAACTTGCGGGTAAAAAGGTACGAAATCAAAGAGATGCCTTGGATGAAGAAGAGGCTTTAGCAAGAGAAGCTGCCACTATAGTAGCCGGTACGGCACAAGAAACTGGAGAGATGCAGGCGTTTGGCAAACTACCAAGTTATGTACAGTTTGCTAAAAATCCGTATTTACCGCCAATAAGTCGTTGGCTACGTTCCGGAACCTTTGTATGGACTTTAGGGGGTAACATAAGCTCCGTCGCAGTTAACTCTTCAATCGTACCTATGGTGCTACAGTCCAGACTTGCTGGTAAATATGGTGGTGTACGTGCTACTCAATCAACAGCCATAGCAGCCACAGAGTATGCCAGCACATTCGGTATGGTATCTGTTGATGCCCTTCAAGAAGTAGATGAAAAAGGTAAACCACTTGGAGAGGCTAAAACAAAACTGGAACTCGGCGGGTTTTCTATAACAAACGATTTTTCTGGGGATACTAAAAAACAAGCCCGATTTGCTAAATATGATCCGCTCAAAACAATCTTAAAAGATCGTGGTATGGATACCCGAACCATTGCTGGTGAAACCTCAGACTTAGATAACCCTACAGCGCCTTGGGTAAACAAACTAAATTATTGGTCTGGATTCCTGTTTAACCACTCTGAACGCGGCATAAGGCAGGTAAGTGCGATGAGCACCTATCGTTTGGAGTTAGAAAACTTGGTGGCGAAAGACAGGGGGGTCAAGGAAGGTAAAGTTTCTTTTAAAGATATAACCGATGCCGAAATAGCCAAATTTGGAGAACAGGCTGCCGAAACCGCTATAGATACAACTTTGTACGTTAACTCATCGGCCCTGCTTACTACTGCGCCTAGAATTGCACAGACTTCGGTTGGGGCTTTGGCGTGGCAATTTAAAAGAGTACCGGCACAGTTTTTCTATACTCACCTACGTATGGTTAAAACTTTATTCGACGACGCTATCGGTAAAGCTAGAACTGAAACGGAGCGAGAAGAAGCTAGAGTATTAAGGAATACGTTCTTCTACTTAACTGTAACCGGTGGTGCGTTGGTTGGCGTAAAAGGCATACCGATGTACGGTATAATAACTTCTATTATGAACTTGTTCTTAGAAGATGATGAGGATGACGCCAATACCCTTATTGCTAAAATGATAGGGGAAGAGAAGTACTACGGACTTATAGCCTCATATGCGGGGGTAGATTTAACAGACCGTATAGCGTTAACCAACCTTATGGTACGAGACAGAGGTAATTACCGACCAGATAGTCAACTGGAAGGACTTGCCGAGGCATGGCTTGGTCCTACATATGGGGTTGGTATACGGGCTGCGGGTGGTCTAATTGACTTGTTTGATGATAATCCAGCTAATAAAGATCGGGCTCTGGAATCCTTCATACCTACGGGACTATCTAATGTAGCTAAATCCTACAGGTTCTACACTAAAGGTTACGAAACCGGTAGGGGAGACGCAATAATATCTGAAGAGCTGCCTATGTCGGATATCATTGGTCAGGCTATGGGTTTTTCTCCCGCCTCAAACAGAGCAGCTAGGGATAGATTATCTGTAAACATTAGAAAGGATCAAGGTAGGCAAGCTAGATCACTTAAGATTCTGGATAAAATTATCTATGGTCTAGAGAATGGAAGGGAGGAACTGGTATCGGAAGGTATAGCGGATATGGCTGAATACAACAAAGACCATCCAACTAGACCTTTATCTATAGATTCTATCAAACGTTCAATGAGTGGGAGGCAGCGCCGTAGTGAAAGCGCAATACTTACGGGTGGGGCTCCAGTTGAAAGGAACGCTGTCTTAGAAATGATTCAATCTAACCGAGAATTTGAAGAAGGATATGACTAAAAAATGCCCCCACGTAGGGGGCAAAACTCCTCTTAGGAAATCGGTATTACTTTAGTCTCCAAACTCTAACTCCATACTTACCATTTTCTATACGAACACGTTTGGCTATATCTTGTTTATTTATTTTTGCTGCTTCTACTAAATGTTCTACTGCTTTTGCTGTATCCAGACATGGAATAAACACTGACGCCCCCGGTGTAAACTTGTCCCAATCGATTACTACCCGTATACCATCCGGCGAAATATCAGTCAGCATGAACCTCGTCATCGTTTTCTCCGTCTTCCCATTCCACCATCAACAGGTGCTGTAGCGGCGTTTTAAGTTTCGTACCTTTACCTAGCCGCATCCTTACTTTTTGTGCCCCCATGTATTTAGTTAAAAGTTCACGTACTCCATTGTGGTGATGTCCTCGTTTAACGCACCACTCTTTAAACGGTGCTGGGACTAAGTACAATCTGTTTATGTCGTACTCTAACCTGCCTACCCACTGATAAAGAGGTACAGCATCCGGCATTATAAGGTGCTGCTTTTGTGGATCATTAGTACGTGCATCATCGGTACTACGAACCCTTAATATACCCCGTGGGTGTTCGGCCAAGTACTGTGCCACTAAATCCTGTACATCCACTACCATAGCCTGTAAATCCTCCTTTGCTAACATAAGTTTTTGTACCATCCAATCATAGAGAGCCTCCAAATTCCAATCCAGCAGCCCTATTTTCTTTGCAATGGTAAGACCCGAAAATACTACAGCAGTCTGAGCAACCCAAAAACGATGTTGTGAATCTAATTCCGCGTCCTGCAGTAGCTGGTTGCGAGTGTCCAAGACCTGCTTTTCTACCGACTTCATATTGTTAAGTATATGTTGTATGTATATTTCTCCTGCATGGCCGTAGTTTTTAGCAAGATCGTCATTGAGTTTATTAGCCGCATCTGTTTGGGCTTTGGATGTTAGCTTCTTACTAGCCACTACTTCTAACATACGCCCGAATTCTCCCTTAGCATGAGTACGGTGCTTACTAACTATCTCCTGTAGGCTTGTGTTCCCGCTAGTGCCTACAAGCAATGCCCACTCTGCCCCTCTATAACGCTCTTCGTTTTGCCCACTACTACTAAGCCTGTTTTTCTGCTCTCCATCACAAGCCCCGTACACAAATTCACTAGCGGGTTCAGGTTTGTAGTTAGTTATCTCATCAATGTACAGAACCATATTCTTCCATATTTCCGCCCTGTTCCACGCTGAATTGCCAGTGTCCTTACCCCGTAAAACTAGCTTTTTATGATTGCCCCATACCGAAGCTCCTGCCAGCATACCGGTAGTTTTTCCATAACCTGTGTCTGTACTCATTAAATGATAGATAGCTCCAGCAACGTTGGGTATAAACTGCATCAATGGAGCTCCAAAGGACAGGCCGAACATAAACTGATGCTCTTCAAACCCATCTTTGTTGTAGAACTTAGTTACGTGTTTCCACCCTTCTAACGTACCTTTCTTACGGAACATAGGAAAATACTGAGCGGTTCGCGAACTGGCTGGATTTATAGTAATCTCATTAGCCCGTATCTCACGTTCCCCTATTACAAAAGCCTTCATGTCCTCTGTCCAACCAAACTGAGTCCGTACATCTACGAAGTCTTGCCCGTCTTTACCTTGCAGTTTATTTATCCATGCCCCTACATAAACCATAAGCGCGTCTGCCTGTTTGTTTAAAACAAATATGTCGTTCTTACCCATAACCTTTCTGAACTGTTCTTTTGAAGTCAAGTCACTCATGGGTATTACAAAAGTCTGTATGCCTTCTCTGTCGGTATGGTGTTTAAACTCAAATGACGGCCCTTCAAACGGATCACGCAGTCGTTTGGTTATATATAAAGGTCGCTTGTATATGGTCTCTTCGTATGTGGTGCCGTCATCCTTCTCTACACTTATGTAAATTCCTCCACTGGCTGCTCTTTTATATGGAAACGGATACTCTGGTATTTTAACTGTCTGTGTTTTTGTAGGCGGAGGTAGCGGAATCCCTTCTTCGTCGTTACTATCACTACCCTCACTACTGTTTACTGTACCCTCTTCGGTAAATTGCTCGTCATATACCTCGACTACCACCTCGGCAGATTCGGCTTCACGTATTTCCATACATAGTTTTATAGGAGAACGAATTTTACCTGACTGCTTATGTGGGCAGCCTTCGCATCCTTCTGGGTTATCGAATTCAAACGTACTGCATAAGTGTGGGGTTTCTATGGAGGCGGCTATTTTGTCTGTTTCTTCTGGTGAATACCTATCATACCCTTTGGATATCAGGTGTATGGCTTTGTCTCCATCTACATCACAGTACTTAGCTATAGAAAGTACGTGTAACCAATCCGCATATGAAAGATCGTTAGGTTTTGTTATAGCTCTGTGAATCTGAGCACACCCATTACCTGCTGCATTAGCCTCCAAAAGTTTACCGAACCGCTTGCGGTACTTATCTATCCCCATGGCACGGGCCATGTCTTTCGCATCTTCACTGCTGTATTCGGATGGCGAAACAGTCAATATGTTGTCAGGTAAATTTTCATTAAACACATCCAAACTAACACTTGGATTTAGTTCTTTATTTATTACCTTAACATCTAGCGGTGGGTCACCTTTAAAGTTATGGGTATTAGGTACACGTAGTATACGCGCAGCATCCGCACTTACTGTCCGGTCTATCTCCAATCCGAAATCCATACAGGCAGATTTCAAACGAATGGCTACAGGTTTCCACTCTTCTTTAGAATACGCACGATCAAGTACCCAGTACACGTGCAAGCCGCGCCCAGAGTTAACAACCGCAGTAAATGCAGGTAGTTTATACTTTACCCTGAACTCTCGTAGTGCTTTTATACCATCTGCTTGGGTAGCGTATGGCTTACCAACTCCACAGTCTAAGTCTATGAACAGACTCTTTATCTGTAACGAATTTGCTGCCTTACGGCTATCTCCGTTCTTAAAAGTTGATAAACTGAAGTATGCGTCAAACCCACTGTCGTCAAAATTACGCGCTTCTTGCTCGGCTTCAGTTAGCGAAGTAACGAATTTGTGTATTACCTTATCTTCTTTTATACCTACTATGCAGTAATATCCTTCGTCACCAAGAACCGCCTCAAGAAATTCCTTGGTTTCCATAGTTTTTCCGTATAAGAGGATTAGGGGCACCGCAGTGCCCCTGTAAATAATGTATAATAGTTTAAGTTTTAATCGTCGAAGTCAGCCAACAAACTGGCAAGATCAATGTCAGCCGGAGACTCGACTTTCTTGTTTTTCTTCGACTTCTTGACCTTGGGTTCTTCTTCAGATGCTTCGACCTTTACCTTCGGTTTTGGCAATGCTGGTGCATCACTGTCTTCCTTTGGTTTTACTGTTAAAGCAATTAGCCTTGCTGTGTCTTCAGATTTCTGATTTTCCAATGCCATCATAAGTTCGTCTTTATCCAACATACGCACCGGCTTAAAGCATAGCTTGGGTGTAGATGAATCAGTATCGAAACGTATTTCTGTAAGTAGAGAAGCCAACGGCGCTTTCTGAGAGTCTAAAAAACGGGCGTAGGTTTGAAGCCCCATCTTTTGTTTGTTATCACCAAAAACACTAGTTGCAGGTAAGGATAGTTGGTATACGTCTTTAGACTTAACAGTACCAGTCTCGTCTGCCAACATAACCGCTACTCGTTGAGAATAACGACACGCTCTACCTTCACCCATGCCGGAACCTTTGACGTTTTGAGGACAGTCGAAACATGTATCGGACTGTACGTCATCAGCTAAAACGTCTTCGGAAGGTCGCCCAGTTTTTGTATCGCCAGACCAACAAGTAGGTGGATTAGTTTGTCCCGGTACGTACTGCCCAGCAAAATACATGCGAGATATGGGTGCAGTTTTAACTATCACCACGTTTATAGCCCGCTGTTCAAGTTCTCCTACCTCTTGACCCCCTACTACTTTTCGGAAAACACCACCCCGAATACTTAGGCGATTGGTTCCGCCACTGGATATGCGTCCGGAAGCGTTAGTATCTGGTTGAAGCTGTGCCAGTAGGTCTTTGTATTCGGCTGGCATGTTCTCAAATAAAGTTATTTCGCTCATAAATTTTCCTCGTCGTCAAAATCTAACTCAAGTTGTTTTGGGTTTTTAACAGGGGTAGTGTCCTGCTCTGGTGCTTCCTGTTTCAAAGCTGCCACTACAGCCGGTATATTAAAACGGTACGTATTCCCAACCTTTATATATGTGGTTTTGGGTATGTATCCCTTTGTAACCCAGTCTCTAATAGTGGGAACTTTGACAGAAAGATAGTTTGCTAGATCATCTACTGGAGAGTAGGTATCTTCCGTCACTTTTTCCTCCTTACTGTAACAGTGTATTCGCTTTCGCAATTTAACCCCGGTGGTAGTAGCTCGGGATTATCCTCAAGAAACTGCTTTATGTTACCTTGATGGATTCGTTTCTCTAGAAGCTCGGGGACCCCGTGATCTAGAATAAATTCGTTCATGGCTTCCCAGTCGGAAGTCCAATATTTTTGGCGTATCGAACGATAAAATGTACCTGATGCCGTTCGTACAGACTCGACTCCGGAATCTTTACAGTGTTCCAGTAATGCAGTCTCAATAATTTTTAACTTATCGCTTAGTTCCTGTTCTTCTTCACGAGCCTTGGCAGCGACTTCGTTTTTCTTATCTCGTATTTTTATGTAGACAGATACTAAACGCTCTAGGTCTGGCGTAAGTGTCATAATGTGCCTCGTTGTATAGTCTTGTTTGTTTATGTTTTGCGTAGTTTAGTTAAGATGTTTCTAGAGGTCAAGTATATTTTTGTATAGGTCTATCATTTGTGTGTGGACGTTGATTCTTTGATCCAACATCTTATAAATATGCTGCTCTACATTTGATCCTTCTAATCTAACCACCGTGCATGGATGTTTTTGTCCTGATCTATGTACCCTCGCATTGGCTTGAGCGTAAGTTTCTAAAGAAGATGTCGGCCCCCACCAAACAATCGTGTTCGCCGCCGTAAGTGTTACTCCATGGGCTGCTGCTTGAGGTTGTATTATCAAAACTCTGGGGTCTTCCTGATTTTGGAACCTAGAAAATATTTCTGTGCGTTTTGCGGCACTAACGTCTCCACGTATTACGGCATTAGTAATGCCGTCAGTGCTTAGTTTATCGGATAGCACATCAATTACATGTTTAAAGGGAACGAATATAAGTACCTTCTGGCTAGATTCGGCAATTACTTCCTGTAACACGCGGTACCTATTCTTTATATCAAATTCTACGGTCTCCCCGCTGTCTGTATACACCGCCCCACAAGATAATTGCAGTAACTTGTTCATACCAACTGCGGCATTTGCAACTGTTATTTGTTCCCCCGCAGCTACTGCAACTAACTGTTCTTTTAAATGTTTGTAGTATTTCTTTTGTTGTGCGGTAAGCTCTACTTGCCGCTTTACGTAAGTCATTTCTGGTAGGTCTAAGCACTCTTCTTTAGTAAACCGGATGGCAGGTTGTAGTGCATTAAATACTATGTCTTTTGCGTGAGGTTTAGGTACCCACTTAAATTGCGTGACCTTGTACATAACTGAGTCCCTAAAAGCACCGAAAAATCGCGGCACACTTTTAGGATTAACTAGTTTAGCTAAACCGTACGCATCTACTGGGGATTGTGCAGCGGGTGTGCCAGTCATCATCCACAGCCATGTTTCTGGTTTTACAAGGCTTGCTAATATCTTCCACCTTTTTGATTGAGAATTCTTATAGTGAGTAGCTTCGTCTACAATGATAAGGTCGAACCCCCCATTTGCTATCTCGTCTTTTACAATTTCAACCCCATCGTAGTTTATTATTACGTACTCACTACCGTTGTTTATTATGTCCTGCCGCTTCTTTCTACTCCCATGGGCAATATCTACAGTGCGGTGCATGGCAAAGTTAAATAGGTCGGTACGCCAAGCCGAATCCATAATAGATATAGGACATACAATGAGTACCCTATTTATTATTCCGCGATTTAATAAAAAGTCCGACGCCCATATAGCAGATGCAGTTTTACCTGTACCTTGTTCGTTAAAACAAAACGCTCGTGGGTTAAGGGTAAGAAAAGAAGCGGTGTCCTTTTGATGTTCAAACGGCGTGTATCTTCCGGGCCAATCGTATTGTCCTGTTATTGGGGAAGGTGCATTTATGTTTAGATTCTGTAGTACGCGAGATTCATCTATACCCCATTTAACCAAGACATCATTAGAATTTAACTTTTTACTGTTAGGTATTGCTGCAATAATTTTTTCGGGATTACGAACCCGCAGAAGCAAGCCTCTGTTGTCAACTACACGCACGTGTTTACACTCCTGTTACTGTTAATCTACGTATTTTGCGTTCTTATTTAGGTTTATTTAGTTTTTTTACGTTCGCGTTTACTTGTTTCAGAAACTAGTTTGCCTTGGGCATTTCTACGGAACGACCGATTACGGGCGCTACTCTCTATCTTAGTACCGTCGGAGTTTTTACCACCTTTACTTAACGCTTTCTGATGGCTTACGTCCTTGCCCTCACGCTTATCTGCTTTACCATTTTTATTCTTATCCACCCCTGTCTTATCTACAGCCCGTCTTGCTCGTTGCCTTTCCATTCTATCCCCATGCTCCCCACGAGCCTTTTGTTGGGTGTATTCCTTCTTGTACGGACGCTTTTTATTTACATACGGCATAACCTTCTCCTATCTTTTACCATTGTGTGGGCATTCGGTGACAATACAATGAGCCTTACATAGCCCAGTTGGCCGTGGGTTCCATACGTCGTTTGCATATGCTTTTTCTAATATACCGTAAGCAGACAGCCACTTTTGCCACAACTCGGATTGTTTATCTATGGTATATGTATCTTTCACAAACGCATTACATACAACAAAAAGCAACCCACCTTTAACTGTTTTTACTTCCGGAAAATGCTTGAACACACACAGAGCCATAAGTTCTAACTGCCCCTTGTCTGCATACCTAGCAGATTTACCAGTCTTGTAGTCTAGTACCTTGGCAATTCCGGCTTCTCTATCTAAGATTATTAAATCAGCTATGCCTCTGTACCAAACATTTTTTGCAAAAAAGTCGCATGGTTCCAAATTCTCTGTAAGCCCCATACGATACTCACAAAGTTTCTCCCCTTTCATGGACAGTAGTTTGTCCAATACAGTTTTAGCGTAGTCGAATCTAGGGTCTAACTTATCTACCGTACCACCTACATAATCTTCAGCAGCTTTATGAAATTCGTTTCCGTAAAGTATTGCTTCGGTTTCAAAGTTTTCTTCGTAATCTTTAGCTACCTTTACGTGATAATATTTTTTAGGGCACTGGTCGAAGGTTTTTATGCTGCTAAATGACCACGCTGGTTTGGTTTCCATTCGGTACAATCTCCGTAATTCTTACCAATTTCCACGTCACCACGGACAGGTAAGCCGGTAGCCCACTCTGGTGTATAACGCATACAGGAATCCACATAAGCAGCCGCTTCGTCTACTTCTGCATCCTTAACGCAGCATATCACAGAATCGTGTACAGTTAGTACGACTGGATATTTCTTTTGTATTTCAAGCATTTGCTCTGCCATGATACATCGGGCAATAGCTTGACACACGTTCTCTATAACTTTACCGCCGTATATCTTCACTTGCCCCCTACGTGTACTGTAAGAAAACTGTACACCCTTCTCGGAATCTTCGGCTTTCAAGTCGTTGTAGTACATCATAAGATTCGACGGAAGCTGTATAGCGTTTAGACTGGGCACTACTTCGAGCACTCCTTCACGTCCAAGTTCTGCATAATAGCCTTGGTACATACACATCAGTGCAGTCTGCGCTTTCTTCCATAACTCAGTAACCGCGTAGTGTGTGTACCTGTAAGTACGAATTATATGTTTGGCTTCGTCGGGCTCCACATCAACACCAAAAGTTTTTAGCTGGTCTTGGAATTTAACCGCGCCCATACCGTAGCCAGCCCCTAAAATTGTAGTCTTGCCAATAAACCTTTGGCGGGGAGTTACTTTAGATTCCGACACGCGGTATATGGTAGCCGCCATTTTCTTATATACATCTTCCCCCTTCCTAAAACAATCAAGCACATCATCTTGACCCGCTAACCACGTCAATACTCTAGCCTCTATCTGGGCAGAATCGGCATGGATTAAAGTATGGGTGTCTGGTGGGCATATACAGGACTTAAGTACTTTAGCGTTGGCTCCACGTGACGGTAGGTTTTGCATGTTAATCTTGTCGTACCCACCCCAACGTCCGGTATGAGCAGCATAGTATTTTATTGGGACTGGCAATGCCCCACGTGTTCCTACGTCAATAAATCTCTCAGTACGTGTTTCCTCTAACGTACTCTTAAGTCCTACACGAGCTGCGACTAAGGCTTGCACTCGCGGGTCTTCGTGTTCTTGCAGGGCTTTAAACCCCTCATCGCTTTTAGCAAAAGCAAAAGTTTCTTTTCCAGTTCGTAGACTGACTTTCTTTGGGGGCTCTACACCTAAAGACTCTAGCGCCTTGGCAAATTTTGGATTCGACATGAGTTCATCTTTGCCTATGCCGCACTCTTTCAGGAGGTGCTCTTTTTGTAGTTGCAGGTTATCTAAATGGTTTTCCAGCTTTACTATGTCTAGTTCGAGCACTGGGTCGATGAACATACGTAAAGTCATATCTATAACTTTTAGTTCTTTGCGGGGAAATTTTTTGTCCTGTATGAATATGTTGAATAGCCTGTAAGTAAGCTCCACATCCTGTTTGCAGTAATCTCCATACCTATCTAGTTCTTCCGAAGTAAAATCGGTAAGCCTCTTACCTATCGCATGAATTACTTCGTCTCCCTTTTTTCCGATTCCGTACCTATCAGATAAGTACCTAAGCGACCCCCCTGCTTCCACACCGTGTAATGCGCGAGCCATGCAAAGCGTGTCAAGGTATAGCTTAGGGTGAACATCAAACACCCAACCAAGTATAGCGCCGTCAAAAATAGTATTGTGGGCAAGAACAGCGCAATCTTCCCAAACATAATTATTGTGTAAATACCTCTTGATCTCATCATGCCCCCCACTTACCCATACCGTAGCTTCCGTATTGCGCTTAACACCTACACCTATGACTTCAAAATCCGCGCTACGCACGTACTGTTCTGTGGTCAGCTTACCTAGAGAAAAGTCTTTGTCGTAATATGTTTCAAAATCTATAGTAATTATGTCCATTTTTATTATTGCCCTTGTGGCATTCTACGTAGTTCCCATAGTTCCCATGCAACATGCTCTCTTGAACGCATCTGCATCTCTGCCCATTGTCTTGCTAAATTACGAAATCGTGTGTCAGCTTTATCAAAATCGCCGGACACAAAATAATCTGCAAATTGTTCGTCGCCGTCCAAAGTATTATAAAACAGGTTGTATGACCCCCAAGTTTTACCCATCAAGTGTACAACATCATCCAAAACTCTGGGTGATGGGTCAAATTCCCCGTGACGTATAACCTCATCTATTTGGTCTGCGATTAGTGTATCTATCTCGTTGTTTAAGTTATGTATTTTCATTTAAGTGTCCTCATTGCATTTTCGTACAGTGGTAGTACGTGTTCGTATTAGTTATACTACTTACAGTTCCGGTAAACCCGTTGTATTCCTGACAGGACTGTTGAACAAGTAAATGCCCGACCCTCACCCCTATCACAAATACACTGGCAATCAATAGAGCAGCAAGCAACGTATACAAACACGTTTTTATTCTAATATCTCTACGGGTTCTGTTGATTCTATCCATACTCTAGCTCCACAACTCAAAGGTTTATCAGGGCTGTAAACTACTTCGCCCCCGTTAAATCTTACTCTGTTACATTTAATATTAGACTTGTAGGTCTTAACAGTTAGTACTGGCCTGTTTCCACCATCTTTTGCATTGGCTCTTATGAGATGTTGGTTTACGTGTACAAGTGTCTTCAACTTTCTTTTACTCCTTTTTATAAACTGTCCAGATAGGACGAAATCGAACCGATGACGGGCGTTCTTTTGTGACTTCATTGTCACCTGACGCACCAACCGGTACTTTTTCTACAGTTCCTCCCTCGGCTAAGTACTTCTTGATGTCTTCAGCTATCCTATCTCTGTCGGATTGCTTGTTCTTTACCCTGCTGAGAGAATTACTGATCTTCTTTTCCATCTCGCCTCTCCAAGTCTTTCTCGGTCATACCTGCAACAACCCGCTCTCTCAGTATGGCTTTCTCAAACTCCCCACAGCTTTCACAATACCAGCCAGCGCGTACAGGTACAGATAAGTCTGTGCCTTCGGGGGATATAAAGTTTAGTAGTTGCTTTTTCACACCACCACATCTGCATGGTTTAGTTGTCAAATCATCAGTCACAGCCGTCACCCTTTAACTCTTCTATGTATATCTTAATTACTTCAAGAGAGTCTTCTATTCTCTTTAGACGTTCTAAAGTATTTATAACTTCTTCTATGACTTCTTGGTCATCAAGCTCTATCTTAACTTTGCTCATTTATACTTACCTTGTGTGTTTAGCAGTAACTGGTTTCAATGTACCGTAACATCATTGTCTGAAAGATCGTAAAGATAATTAATCGTTTCTGGGTTTACTTCCATAATCTCAGCGCCGTTACCTAAATGAAATTTCATAGCCATATCAGTTTTAGGTGACATGGTTATTACTCCCTGTACCTTTGGGTACATTACAGGTACAGCTTCCAACAAATTATTTATCAACCGCCTACCTGCCCCTTTGTTATATGACCACAAAGAGTACGGACAGAGTACCAAACCAAAACTAGTGCCTGTATCGTTCTCCCAGTCTTCGTTAAGTTCTTCACCAAGTTCCTGTATAAAACGTAAAACGTGTTCACTATGTGGAACCGTAGGACTTATTACCACGCATACAATAGCGTTAACGACAGTATCAAAACCAGACTTGTCTATGTCAGCGAAGACTCTGAAGTTACCTTTAAATCTTACAGACTCGTCATCAAACAAACCCTTACGTACAGGATCGTCTTTTATATAAGACAAATAAGTATCTGCATCACATTCTATTAGCATTGTTTTTATTCCCTCTAGTGTCGGTTAGTTTTATATCTTCAAGTATATCTCTGCGTATACTCTTCTTAACATCTGCTGGGGCTTCTGTTAGCACCTTTATATCTGTAACCTTTAAGCGGTAACTCTTAGGCTGCCAGTAGATTGCCTCCGGCGGATTGAGTACCAACTTGTACTCCCACACATCACCATCCTCAGACTTATAAAAAGATTTACCTACCATACTCGCCTCCTTTGTTAGTTAAAGTGCGTGGTACTTACACCCCTACTCCACCTATTCAGAGCCCGTAAGTGTAAGCACCACGACTAGCCTTAGCGCGGCTTACTCGGTTTGTGCATACAGATGGAGGTCCGCAAAGTAACCGTTTGTCTGTATCACAAGCTGTGGCTGTTTTCTGGCCATGAACCATCTACCCACCTGCCACTGGGGTATTTAGCGGAGGTAAACGAGGACGGAAAATCCTCCGCTTGCGGGGTGTCATCTGACCCCCAAACTTTTAACTGCATCCCCTATTGTATCCATGTTGCTTTCGTTAACTACCCACGGTACACCACCTGCCAAACCGATAGCTTTAAGTTCTAGTTCCTGTAACTTAGTAGGAACATTCTTTCCGGCTTTGCACTCTATGGCAAAAAACTTACCGTTGTAGCACCCGACTATATCCGGCACACCAGAACGACCGTAGCCTCCAGTAGCTGGGAAGAAATAGTACACATCATTCCCTAGCTCTTTCAACTGCTTCACTACTTTGTTCTTCACTCGTTTTTCCGGTGTCATAGCCATGTATATCTTCCTCTTCGTACTGTACCCAGAACACGTTCTCACTCATCCGCCTACCTATATTCTCCACATGCTGGGTTGGTGGGTCATAAGGCATCACCTGCAGTATTGCCAGTTTTCTATGTAACCATAAAGGTAGCTTATCTACAGGCATTTCATATGGTAAGTCTAATGCCAGCAGCATTGTTTTTAATCCAACTGTATCTAACTTAACTACAGAACCAGCAAACTCCACACGCAATAAACTATCGTCACTATACATTAAGCATTACCACCGATGTGTTCGAGCAAAGCTCCTCATTTAACTCAGTCGCATTTACTATAACCGCCATGCTCTCAAGTCCGGCGTAAGTACGCCCACAGACCCCAACATTTTGGAGTTGTAGTAGTCGATCCCCAACAGGTCGCTTTTCCCCTACCTCTAATATGTGTACTTGTCTACGTACACACAGGGGTAACTTTTCAAAATCCTCAAACACGTACGACCTTATATTATCGTCTGGGGTTTCTGTAACCATGTTTATGTATTTGCTATCAGCAGCAGTAGTATCTCCGTGCAAATAAACCATCGTAACACTGTTAGCATCCGGCGATCCGTTGGCCATAGCCTTGGCTTTCTTATCTAGATAATTCTTGTAGTGTGGCATAAGTACATTTGCCACCCCCAAGTCCGCAACCCTACCGGCAACTGCCGCTTCCAAAAGGGTAATAACATCTAACGCATAAGACTCATTATCCAACGGCCACCTGAAGGTTCTAAAGGCTTGGGCTAATTCTGTTTTCTCGCTGCCCATATCTTCTAGAAGAGCCGGACGTAAGTATCTATCAACATTTGCCTTACTTACTTCATCATCTAGGAACGGGCTAAAGCCTGCCACAATACTAGCTACCTTCTCTGGTCTTTTGGCAACAACCGACCTCGTTCGTAATGAATAATCGCTACACTTATCGTACTTATAAGGTATGTCTCTGTCGCGGTTTATACGCAAAGACTGTATCAGGTAAGTATCCTCGGCTGGTATGTAGCAAATTAGTGCTGTGTAAAACAAACTTTTGGCGGGGCTGGTTGGCAGTACACCCACCCAATTACCCGAAGGGCCGCCTATATAATGTAGCAGTAACCCTACATCACACTTAGCAAACTTATTTTGTATAGCCTCACAGACCCGATGGGTTTTGGGGCAACCATGGCTGGAATATTCCACCGCCTCCTCATCAATTTCGCTACGCGGCTCAAACCACTCTGCTGCATCTACACTCGATTTTGATAACTCTACCGCCATATTTACTTTGCTCATTTTTGTTTCCTCTAAGTTTATCGGTTAGTTGCCCGTTGCATATCAGCTGTGAATGCTTCGGCGTTTTCTAGGCTGCGAATGGCTTGCATCACGTTTATGCGCTTTTGCAGCAGCCGACCATCGAACACGGGTACGGTTTCGTTATCCCGCGCCTCGCGTTCCACGTCGTCTAGCTGTGCGTCAATGTACGCAACCATGTCTTTCAGGTCTTGTAGTGTGTACTCCATTGCCTTGCTCCTATTGTCCTAATACAAAGACTGCAAAAAGCCACAACATCGCCGTGCAGAAAATACCACCAGCGATAACCATCAGGGTCTGAGCCACACTCTGGAACATACCCGGTTTTTCATCGACCCATCGGTTCACGTTGTACGGGTCATGGTGCCGCTTGTAGCACTCACCCACTTCCCAGTTATTGCGTCGTCGATCTGTTCTCATGTTTGTATCCTCATACTTTTACGTGAATGACATCCCCAACAGGGGGGACGAACCGCTTTGTACTTGTAATGCACCACAGAACAGGCACATCCCAAGTACCATGAACACCACCAAGGTACCCGTCAGTGAACACTATCACCGCCTGTGCCTTGATGTTGTTATCTTGCATATACTTGTTTACACAAGTTATGTCAGTGCCACCACCGCCTGTTGGCTTAGTGGACTGCGCTACTGTAAGTAAGTCATCACCACCCTCGCCATACAACTCAGAGCGGCATACCTTGGTATCCCAATATATAATGCGTACCCTTGTTGGATTGACGTTGTTGATTATGGCTTGTAACTCCGACAGGAACCTAGTCAACTCGCCTTGCCCGATACTGCCAGATGTATCTACTGCAATAACAAGCTCGTCCACTTTCTCACTGACACCGCTTGGCATGTAGATACCCGCATGCAGAAACCGCCTGTTGGGTCTGGAATAACTTGCGTAGTCAGAGCCTTTACACGTAGTCGTAACAAAGTCACGTAGCACTTGTCGCCAGTCGATCTCTGGCTGTAGTAGCCTGTCGATACTGCGAGTGCCGCCGCTACCCATCTTACCAGCAGCAAGTACACCCTGACGTATGGCTGTGTCTATCTGCTCGGCTAGCTGCTTGGCTTCCTCATCAGACATACTGGCAGCACCATCCCAGTCATGGTGATCCATAGAACCCTGACCTTGACCTTGACCCTGACCTTGACCTTGGTCTTGCTTCTCTTGATACAGAATATTGAACACCTGATCGGCGTCCATATCAGTGAAGCGTACATCCAGTAGCCCGATAGGTTCGCCAGTCTGTTTATCGACAGGCATTTTGGCGAAGCCGTCTCGGTTCTCTCCAGTTATCTGCAAGTTAATAACGTAATCACAAGCCATGTTGGCACACATATGATCGAGTTCATGTAAGTAATCCCACACATGCAAGTGACGGAACAACTTGTGGTAGTTCTCATGCAGGATAAGGAACCTGAGTTCCGCATCCGAAAGGGATTCGACAAACTCACGCCCGTACCACTCGTCCCTACCGTTAGTCATGGCTGTGGGTATGTCGTCCTTGATACCCCGTTCACCCATCACCAATATTCCGGACAGGGCAACGTAACGCTTGTGGTTCATAATATCCACAGTGCACTTAACCAGTCGTTCTTCGGCAGTGCGCTCTCGTACTATTGAAGCTGTAGCAAACATGCGATTTACCTCCTATGTTGATGACACTTGTCATCAAGTGTCACTTCTTATCACCGGCATACATCCAACCGTTCTCCATACACCAGTCGCCAAACTCCCTGCAGTTAACTACGATATTACGTTTGACGTAGCTATCCTTACGGGCAGTGTTAACAAAGACACCCTGAAGTTCGCGGGGTAACCTAGCCAGATACTGCATCCAGTTGCTAACCCACTCGTACTCCATAGTAGCCAGTGCGCGGTCAACTACCATCATCTTAGCAGGGGCAGTGTCCGGAATTTTGGCATTCATCGGATCGCTCTGAATCTCTGCCATCTTTGGCAGGTCATCGGCTAGCTGTACGAAAGCCATCAAGTCCCGCGCACTACGTTCACCTATCGCACCTATCAATAACTGCAGGGTGATTTGGGTGGGTAAGTTCTCCCACAGAATATCGCTGGCTGCTTCCAGTGATCGCCATGTTACAAACGCGGTGCGCCATGGTGCTTTGGGGTGGTAGATATGGGGATTGAGTTCATCTAACCTACGACTAAACTCTACGCCACTCATACTCCCAACGTCACCCATACGCAGGTCAACATCGGTGAATGACTCGCCAAGCTGTGGGGTCTCGTTCACCCAGCCTATGACGGACGGGTGAAGGCCATTCGGTCTGGCAAAGTTCTCAACCCACTCGGGAGCCGTAGACTTACGCATGCGTACAACTATCAGACGGTTACGATGATGTGGCAGTAGCATATCCCCAACACCTTCGGCACTGAGGTTAGTTGTAGCAAACACGATTGACCCCTCGGGTAACTTGCGTCCACCAGCAGTCTCACGCTCCAACACAATCCGCAGTAGGGCATTCTTAACGGCAGCGTTTTTACCCATTTCGTCAATCATTAAGATGACGGGCTTCGAGTAATGGAACCCTAGCTCTTCGTTAATCCCATAGCGCACTACGTTTGTGTCATCAATCTTGTCGAACATAGGCACGAACATATCGCCGATTTCTTTGGTGGTGCTATCGAAATATACCGGTACATAATCTGGTAAACGCTTATGTAACAGCTTCAGCAAAGTAGTCTTACCTGAACCCATGTCACCCTCGACAATTACAGTTCGCTTGGGCCCAATGGCAATGATGGCTTCTGCTGTTTCGTTAATATCCAGCACGTTAGTTGATGTTAAGTTCATGGTTCTTATCTCCATAGGTTAAGGGGGGTAACATACGTTACCCCTTAGTGGTCTAGCAAAGTTAAGTATAGTTAAGTTTAGCTCTGTTGTACAGGGTCAGAAATCCAAAGACGGTTCGGGCAGATTCTTGATTATCTGATCGACCTTCCATTTGGTGGATAGTCTGGTCTGCACATTGGTACGCAACATATCCGGCGTAACACCGGACAATGTATCGCGTAGCTGGTTGGTCAAGTTAGTCATAGTCGGATCGTTAGTGACATTACAGGTACGCATTAGCTCTACGATGTTGGTAATGTTAGACACCAACGTATCGCGGAACCCAGTCTTGTCTTTAGCGTCACTGTAATCCAACATAGATGACATATTGACCAGCGGCTTACGTAGTCTCTCAAACACATCTGCGTAAGCAGCTTCCATCCTACGCTTGAGTACACCCTCGTACTGGCGGTGCATAGCACGGGCAGCCTCGTCACCGATCTTGACACGGTGGTCATCAGGATCGGCAATGAATTCATAATCGACCCGTATCCCTATCCTGCGATCAAGCTCGTACACACTCGGGTACTGCGACTCGTCAAACATGTCACCCAGATGTTCCTGTGCGGCAGCTGCAGCACGGGCGTAGTCGTCCAAAAACTGATTCTTGAGTTCATAAAACTCATACGCCATAGAGTTAGGCAGCACGTTACGGTCAGCATCAATACCCAGCGTGTTGATATAGTCTATCAGCTTGACGTTGGGCAAGTACCGCTGTCCCAAGTTACCCCAAGGCAGCGTGGCGGCTATGTGGTAACGGTAGATAGCGCGGCTTTGTTCCTGTAAAGCCTCGTGTACTTTAGACTCGATCAGCTTTTTCTTAGCTGATACGGCCTTGCTGTTCGCACCCTTGAGCTTGGCCAACGCTCTGGCCGCTACTGGATCGCTCTTAGTCATGTCAGGTACATGCCTAGTTAAGCTAACCAGCTTGCCAGATGACGCGATGCTCGGCACGTGCATGTCTTGCACCTCCGGAAGCGGTTCGGCGTAGCTAGTTGCGATTAGTGCGTCTATCTCGTTGTTTAAGTTACGTATATCTTTCATAGCATTTTCCTCAAGTTGTTGATGACAAGTGTCATCAGGGTTACGGTTGAAAAGCCAACCAGCAGTACCGCTCCTAGAACGGTACTAAGTCTGGCTCTTACCTACTCATAATTTAACCCTCTGTAATGGGGGTCGAAGCCCCGATTACTTCTACTTGCACGTCATCATAGCCTTCTGCTTTCCAATAACGCGCAGACGATTCCGCACTCGCTTCATCATAAAAATAGTCGGCAATACCGCCTACCCATACCGCATACAATTTCTTTTCATCTTTCATTTTCTATCCCTCTATTATTTGCTGTCATTGTTGATGACAAGTGTCATCAGGGTTACGGTTGAAAAGCCAACTAGCAGTCGCAACGCCATGACGCGACAAAGACACGCTTGCCGAAAGCATGAGACATTGCGGCCATTACTTCGCCCGCCAGATGGTCATTGAAATATTCTTCTTTAGACAGGTTTGTAAAACTACTGGTGATCTCCATGATCAAATCACCGTCAGAGTTAACAATGTCGTAATAATGTTTATTCAATTTTCTATCCCTCTTTGCGTTTTCCTCAAGTTCAAATTGTTTCCTAGCCCGCCTTGCTGCTCTGTCCCCGCAAACTATGCATGTGTCGTAACCAAGCTCAAGTCTAGCAACAGGGAACATGTCCCTACAATGTGAGCAGAATGCTGTCCGTTCTTTATTACTATCTTTCATGGCGTTTTCCTCAAGTTATTGATGACAAGTGTCATCAACCAAACACGGTTTTCACTAAGTTATTGATGACAAGTGTCATCAACCAAACACGGTTTTCACTGGTCTGTTCTACATCGTTCCGGCCAGTGTGTATATTATCGCATATTTGGGGGTAAATGTCAAGGTTATGTAAACGTGTTTTTTCTAAGATATTGTGACATTTGTTACCTTTTGGTTTTTGGCTAAGGTAACAATATAAACCCCGTAAACACTGGGCTGGAGGTGTATTGTGACATTTGTGACAAATGTCCCCCCCTTTCGTAGGTTCCTGAGATTTTTATGCCGGAGGGGGGAGAAGGAACGGAGAAAGTTTAAAATATGGGAAAATTTTCAGATTCGTAGTTTTGGGGGGGACAAATGGCACAAATGTCACAATACAAAAAACAAAAATAATATATATATATAAATCAATCAATTACCCAGTAAATTTAAAGCTGGATAATGTTCCTTTTTGCATTTTTGAAAAGGTAACAAATGTCACAAATGCCCCGATTTTACAGGTACATCTGTTCCCTTTGTTACAACTGTTACCTTTATTACAGAAAACATGTTTGTCTTGATGACAAGTGTCATCAACGAGGCGGCGTTTACGGCGATGCAGCGAGCCGTGCGGGAACTGGTTTCGGGCAAAACCTTGATGACAAGTGTCATCAACTTAGTAGCGTAAACGCTGATGCAGCGAGCCGTCGAATAACTGGTTTCAACAGGATTTAGATTGATGACAAGTGTCATCAAAGTGTCCGGCGTAGCGCGTTTTGTCTGGGTGGTGTAGTGGGACGTGGGCGTGGGCGTGATGCAGCGAGCCGTGGGATAACTGGTTTCATCGGTTTTTTCGAGACAAAAAGAGAGGGGTGTGATGCAGCGAGCCGTGGGATAACTGGTTTCATCGGTTTTTTCGAGACAAAAAAAGGGAGCCCATACGGGCCCCCTTTTGAGACTTGCTGACTTGCCATTACTTCTTAGCGATCTTATCCATCTCGCTATCGTAATAGGTCTTAGCAGCTTGGCAATTGGCTCCCATCATATCGAAGCCCTGCTTTAACCATTTAGCAATCTCATCGGTGCGCTTATTGTGCGGCAGTTTATCCATCTTATACTGCCGATAGAATCGCATCATTGTCTCTGCGATTTTGAGCTCTACCGATTTCTCGGTGGTCTCTTTCTCAGTATCGGGCTTTTTATCTTCAAGCCACCTAAAGAATTGATCCCGTTTCTGCGAGCGCTTTATATACGCCGCGTTTTTCAGAGTGCGCTTAGTGTGGAGCGCTTTCTTTTTTGCTTGCAAAAACGGAATTTTAACCGTTTCTTTATTATTGGCCCATTCTTTCGAGCCCATATAGGCAATCAATCCGCATGATTCCGTGTTGTCCCACGTATCGCTCTGTCCGCGTATTATCGTGCGGTCGAGATAGTGAAAGGCTGCCGTTAACATGTACTCAGTAACCGACTTGCGCATGCTAGCGTATAGATCACCGTTCTCATCCAAGTATTCCAACTTAAGTGCGGCGCCCTTGGTTTCTTCAGGATAGATTTTCCTGAGCTCCCTTTTAAGTGCGCGCTCCAGAGATCTAAAAGCCGTATCTTGATGCGATATAGCAAGATCATCTTGCACCATAGAAGTGGCGAGTAAATCAACGGTGTCAGCGTTGAATGCGATGGTAGCGGTCTTGACCGCGGCTTTAACATTTGCGTTAGACATAAAATGTCTCCCATTGGTGGCATGATTGCCAGTGTCGGCCGGAATTGGCCGATGTGTGTATTGAAGCACATCTTTTTATTTAGGTGAACACGTTTTTTCTAATTATAAAACTTTATTGATGACATGTGTCATCAAAAGTCGCGCTTAAAAGGGAATTGTGCGGGCCCGCATATAAAAGGAAAAGCCGGAACCGGAGACCATACCCGCCCCCAGCCCCCCGAGCCACCAAATGGTACCGGCGGCGGACAACATATACTATTACGCTCGAACGACTACGTATTCTGAGCAAAACGAGGCCCCACCCCCCTCTTTTTATACCCACAAAGCCGCAACACCCACCCCCTCCTATATATAAACACCCCCCGTCAAGGAGTCCCAAGTACTTGTTTCCTCTTTTATTTTTACTATATACTTCGCAAATCGGCGTACTAGTGGGTATACAAACCCATTAACCAGCTTGCACAAGAGTATTACTGTATATGGCTATGGCCCTAACACCTGAGTTTGGTATAGAAATACCGGATAACGTTTCCTATATAGATTTGAAGGAACGGGTAGAAGCGGCCTGCCGTACTATAAACGAGTTACAGGATCACGGTTTTGAGTTTGAAGCTGACGAGTCCGATAACGACGTTGCTGCAAGACTTGTTACTGCTTACGCCCAAGATGTAGAAAATACGTCCAAAGAAGTTACCCACGCACGTACCTCCACTCTTACCCCCGCTTCTCTTATAGAAACCAACAACATTCTGAAAGAGTTTGGTCAGATCGTAGCTACTCATGCTGCGGAAATCCGTAATACGGTGACTAATAAGCTGATACTCGAAACCGAAAACCCCGATGCGCGGATACGGATAAGAGCGTTAGAGTTGTTGGGTAAAATGACGGATGTAGGTCTGTTTACTGAGAAGAAAGAAATCACGGTTACTCACCAGACTGCCGAAGAGTTACGAGAAAAACTTAGAGAGAAGCTGATAACACTTAAGCGTAATAGCGAAGGAGTATACGAGCCAGAAGAAAGTAGGGGTGGGGGCTAACAATGATGCGTGCATCAGCCTCCAATACCGCAGCTATAAATCCCTTAGCTACCCGTCCACCCCCTCCAGAATTTACAGCCGACGAGATAGAACTGCTTTTACAGAACCTAAATTCCTATACTCCAGAAGAACAGGCGGAAATATATAAGATCGTCGAGGAGTTAGAAGCTAGGAAACGCGCAGAAGCCTGCCATAACGACCTGATTGAGTTCTGTAAAGCTATGCAATCAGACTATAAGGTGGGAAAACACCATAGGATTCTGGCTAATCTCCTTATGGAGATAGAAAAAGGTAGAATTTACGACGATAACGGTGAAGAAACGGCTAATTCTGGCAAGGATAGGGTGTGTGTAAACATGCCACCGCGTCACGGCAAGTCCCAACTTATTTCGATTTACTTCCCAGCGTGGTTTTTAGGGCGAAATCCCGATAAAAAAGTACTGATGGTCTCTCATACTACTGATCTTGCTGTAGATTTTGGTAGAAAAGTGCGGAATTTGATCGGGACGCCAGAGTATCAAGCCATTTTTCCTAATGTGCAGCTGGCTCAAGACAGTAAATCTGCCGGAAGGTGGAATACAAACATGGGTGGGGAGTATTTTGCGTGTGGTGTAGGCTCTGCGTTGGCTGGACGGGGTGCTCATCTCCTGCTTATTGACGATCCTCACAACGAACAAGACATAATTAACGGTAATCTGGACGTTTTTGACAAAACTTATGAGTGGTTTACCTACGGAGCTAGGACTCGTCTCATGCCTGCGGGTCGGATAGCTATAGTTCAAACTCGTTGGCACTTGGATGACTTAACCGGGCGCGTTGTACGCGATATGGCCCAGTCTGAGCTAGCTGATAAGTATGAAATAGTAGAGTTTCCAGCCATTTTAGAAGTAAAAAACCCTGAAGAACCCACAAAGCCAATAGAGAAGCCTCTATGGCCCGAATTTTTTAATCTGGACGCGCTATACCGCACAAAAGCGTCTATGCCGTTGTTTCAATGGAACGCTCAGTATCAACAACATCCTACGGCGGAAGAAGCCGCAATAATTAAGAGGGAGTGGTGGAATGAGTGGAAGTCGGAAGAACCACCGGTTTGTGAGTACATAATAATGTCGTTGGACGCTGCGGCAGAAAAGAATAACCGTGCAGACTACACAGCATTAACTACATGGGGTGTATTTCATAACGCCGAAGAGAACCGCTATTCCATAATCCTCCTGAACTCCATAAAGCGTCGTTTAGAGTTTCCCGAGTTAAAAGAGCTCGCCTACGAAGAATTTAGAGAGTGGGACCCGGATGCGTTTATTGTGGAGAAGAAAAGTAGTGGTACGCCGTTATATCAAGAAATGCGTAGAATGGGCCTTGTTGTACAAGAATATACACCCCACCGTGGGTCTGGTGATAAGATAGCGCGTTTGAACTCTGTAGCTGATATAGTAAGTTCAGGACTAGTTTGGGTTCCACAAACACGTTGGGCGGAAGAACTAGTAGAGGAGGTAGCAGGGTTCCCTTTTATGTCGCATGATGACCTTGTGGATTCCACGATAATGGCACTTATGCGGTTCCGGCAGGGTGGATTTATCAGATTACCGTCCGACCAAGAAGATGAACCTAGATATTTTAAGAGTAGTCGCCGCAGTGCGTACTATTGAGGGTATGAGTTATGGCTATTGAAAGAGGGGTATACACAGCTCCAATGGGTTTGGAGGAAGAAGTTGAGGCTGTAATAGATATGGATATCTCGTCTTCTGCGCCCATTGAGATTGAGCTTGAAGATGGTGGGGTGGAAATAAGTTTCGGTGACGAAGAAATGCCCGCTGAATACGCGCCGTTTGACGCTAATTTGGCCGATTATATGGAGGAGAAAGACCTCCAGACCCTTAGTGATGAGCTTATTGGGTGTGTTGAAGCCGATATAAATAGCCGCAAGGAGTGGGCTGAGACCTTCGTAAAAGGGCTTGAAGTGCTTGGATTCAAGTACGAAGAGCGCACCGATCCGTGGGAAAACGCCTGTGGAGTGTACAGTACGGTGTTGGCAGAGGCCGCTATACGCTTCCAAGCTGAAACTATGTCCGAAACTTTCCCAGCTAGTGGGCCGGTTAAGACCAAAATTATAGGGCAGGAAACAAAAGAGAAGGAAGATGCGGCTAACCGGGTAAAAGTAGACATGAACTACGAGCTTACCGAGGTTATGACCGAGTACCGGCCAGAGCACGAGAGGATGCTATATGCCCTTGGTTTGGCAGGTTCAGCCTTTAAGAAGGTGTATTTTGACCCTAATCTGGGGCGTCAGACCGCCCTGTATATACCCGCTGAAGACGTCATTGTGCCCTACGGTGCGTCTAATATAGAGACAGCAGAGCGTGTAACCCACGTTATGCGTAAGACCACAAACGAGCTTAAGAAGCTGCAAGTAGCCGGGTTTTACCGCGATGTAGACCTTGGCGATCCCGTTACATTCCACACGGATATAGAAGAGAAAAAGGCGGAAGAAGGCGGATATACCCTCACCGCTGACGACCGGTACTCTCTTTATGAAATCCATGCGGATTTGGTCATCGAAGGTGTCGATGAAGAAGATGACGAGATAGCCAAGCCTTACGTGGTAACTATAGACCGAGGCACAGGGGAAGTGCTTTCGGTTAGACGTAATTGGAATCCTGACGACATGTTGTCACTAAAACGTCAACATTTTGTCCATTATGTCTACGTGCCCGGATTTGGCTTCTATGGTCTTGGTTTAATCCACATTATTGGCGGTTATGCTCGCGCTGGTACGTCACTAATCCGTCAATTAGTTGACGCTGGTACTCTTTCTAACCTGCCCGGTGGCTTGAAATCGAGGGGTTTGAGGGTCAAGGGGGACGATACTCCCATTGGTCCGGGGGAGTTCAGAGATGTCGATGTGCCGTCTGGTTCCATACGAGAGAACATTATGCCCCTCCCGTACAAGGAGCCCAGCCAGACTTTGATGGCGTTGCTCAAGCAGATCACCGATGAAGGCCGCAGATTAGGGGCTATTAGTGACGTAAACATCTCCGATATGAGTGCAAACGCCCCGGTGGGCACTACGTTGGCTTTGTTAGAGCGCACTCTCAAGCCTATGACAGCCGTGCAGGCGCGGGTCCACTACGCTATGAAGCAGGAGTTCAAGCTGCTGAGAGCGATAATTGCCGAGTATGCGCCGGATGAGTATATGTACCTGCCCTACAGGGCGGAGCCTCGTGCGAAGCGGTCTGACTATGACATGGTTGAGGTTATACCGGTAAGCGACCCCAACAGCAGCACAATGGCCCAGAGGGTTGTCCAGTACCAGACGGTGCTGCAGATGGCTCAGAATGCGCCTCAGATATACGACCTGCCACAGTTACACAGGCAGATGATCGAGGTTCTTGGCATTAAAAATGCTGACAAGCTGGTGCCTACTACTGATGACATAAAGCCAACAGACCCAGTTAGCGAGAATATGAACGTGCTGGTTGGTAAGCCTGTGAAGGCGTTTATTTATCAGGATCACGACGCCCATATACAGACGCACCAAGCGTTTATGCAGGACCCGCAGATCGCCCAGATGGTGGGGCAAAACCCTGCTGCTAGGTCCATTATGGCCGCCCTTCAAGCCCACTTGGCGGAACATATGGCGTTTAGCTACTACAAACAGATTGAGATGAAGATTGGAGCCCCGCTCACCGCCCCCGGCGAAGAGCTCCCAGAAGAGACCGAAATCCTTCTGTCCCAAGTTATGGCACAAGCAGCCATACAAAACACCCAAGCCAAGCAACAACAAGCGGCGCAACAGCAAGCTCAACAACAGGCCCAAGACCCGCTGTTCCAGTTGCAACAGGCTGAAGTGCAGGTTAAAGCGCAGGAAGTACAGCGCAAAGCTCAGAAAGACGCTCAAGATATGCAGTTGGCTCAAGACAAACTGGAGCTTGAGAAGCAGAAAGCAGCAAACACGGCTACCCTCGAAGCCGAGCGGATTGCCGCTCAAAACGAGCAAGCAGCTACTAAGTCCAGCCTAGATCGGGCTAAAGCCCTACTGGATGTAGCTAAAGAGCAAAACAACATGGGGCCTAAATAATGGCTAAAACCGTCTTTGACGTGCTAGATGAAAGACTCGCTGAACATCAGCGTAGCATCCAAGATTTTATGTGTGGTGGTAGTGCAGAAAACTACGCTGCATATAAAGACGCCTGCGGAGCCTTTCGGGGTCTGGCTATCGCAAGGCGGGAGATAGAAGACCTCTCGCGAAACTACATGGAAGATGAAGATGACTAAATCAACCCCGGCTATGACCGAGCTGGAGCAACAACGGCAGGCGAGGATACTCGCTGACCAGCAACGTGAGCTAGAACTAGAAGCGGCTATACCCAAGCCCGTGGGCTACAGGGTGCTGATCGCGCTGCCCAGTGTAGAAGAGACTTTTGGAGATAGTGGGCTTGTTAAGGCTAATGAGACCATGCGCCATGAGTATGTGCTTTCTATTATTGGATTAGTGCTGGATATGGGCGAGCAAGCCTATAAAGATGAAGACAGGTTCCCCGGAGGGGCTTGGTGTAAACCCGGAGATTACGTGATGTTCCGAGCAAACACAGGCACTAGGTTCAAGATTGGGGAGCAAGAGTATCGCCTTATGAACGACGATTCTATCGAGGCGGTGGTACCAAACCCGAGACTTGTGTCTCGTGCCGCATAAGGAGTAACTATTATGCCTATGCAACAAGTTGAGTTTGAGTTTCCTGAAGGTGATAAGGAAGAGGAAACTAAAAAGGTAGAGAGTAAGCAAGAAGAGGTTGTCGAAGATACTACTGACGAGATTGAGATAGAGATAATCGACGATACTCCCGAGGAAGACAGGAACCGTAAGCCTGCACCTCCTCCCAAAGATGTCACTGATGATGAGTTGGCTGAGTACAGCGAGAAAGTACAGAAGCGCATTAAGCACTTCAATAAAGGCTACCACGACGAAAGACGTGCTAGAGAAGCTGCGGAACGTCAACGGGATGAGATGGCTGAAGTTACTAAAAACCTCTACGAAGAAGTTTCAAGACTTAGAAGTAACAACGACCGTAGTCAGAGTGTCATACTCGAACAGGCTAAGAAACAGGTCGCTAACGAGATGGAAGTCGCCAAACGTATGTACAAGGAGGCTTATGAATCCGGTGATCCGGATGCGCTTGTAGCTGCCCAAGAGGCGCTTACTACAGCGAAGATAAGGGCAGACAAGGTTGCTTCGTTTAAACCTAAGCCTTTACAAACTAAAGAGAATCCTGTACAAAACGATACTAATACTTCGCTACCTCCAAGAACACAACAACCTCGACCCCAGCCGGACCCTAAAGCACAGGCTTGGAGAGAAGAGAATAGGTGGTTTGGAGGCAGTGACCCTACAGAACAAGAGATGACTGATTTTGCTCTTTCTGTAGACAGAACGTTAAAGGCCGAGGGTGTTGATCCTCGCTCTGACGAATACTACGAGAGAATAAATTCTCGTATGCGAAAAGTGTACTCCGAGTACTTTGAGTCCGGAGATTTAGAAACCCCAGAAGCTAGAAAGGGGTCGAGTAATGTGGTGGCACCCGCTACGCGGAGCACAGCACCAAAAAAGGTGCGATTAACGCCTTCACAAACTCAGATCGCTAAGAGGCTTGGGTTGTCTAATGAGCAATACGCCCGAGAGGCTGCAAAATTGATGAGGAAACAGTAATGGCTAATAACAGATTAGACCGAGAGTTGGATACCCGCGAGCGAACCGTAAGGAAACCCGCGTGGAAACGCCCTGAAGTACTGCCTAGTCCGACCCCGGAAGAGGGGTATACGTACCATTGGGTGCGTGTTAGTACTAGGGGTGAACCCGATCCAACTAATGTTTCCGCTAAGTTAAGAGAAGGCTGGGAACCCGTACTGGCTACGGACCACCCGGAGATTGTTATGACTGGCGTCGAAAACGAACGCTTTAAAGATAACATCGTGATGGGTGGCCTTTTGCTATGTAAGGCACCGATTGAACTGGTCGAAGAGCGTAATGCTTATTATAGGGAGCAAGCTAAAGGCCAGATGACCTCGGTGGATAACAGCCTTATGAGAGAAAATGATCCTAGAATGCCTCTGTTCAACGACAGAAAATCTACGGTCACTTTTGGTAAAGGTTAACTTTTAAGGAGTCTAAAATGGCAACTACTGCTGCCCCTTACGGGTTAAAACCCGTAAAACGTGCTGACGGGATGCCGTATGCTGGCGCTACCTCTCAGTATTTGATTGACCCTGCCGGTGAAGCAACTAACCTGTTTTATGGTCAAGTTGTAACTATCGGTGCTGATGGGTACATTGCTCTGGCTACCGGTTCAGGTGCTGACATCACTACTAATAACCTTGGCGCTGCCAATGTAGGTGGTATCGGCGTTTTTGTCGGCTGTGAGTACACCAACTCTTCAGGTCAGGTTGTGCAAGCCCAGTATTACCCTAGTGGTACTGCTAACGGCGGTACGATCAAAGCCTATGTGGTTGATGATCCTAACGTTCTGTTCCAAGCTCAACTTGATGGTGCTGGTGCCCAAACTATTATTGGCACTAATACTTTCTTTGCTGCGGTTCAGAGCACTTCAACTGGCGATACTGCTACTGGTAACTCTACCAGTGCTTTGGATGCAACCGTACAAACTGCGGCTGCTGCGTTCCGTATCGTCGCTCATGTGTCCGCAGCGAGTGATGCTTACCCAGATGTATTGGTTAAGTTCAATCCCGGCGCTCACCAAATGACTAACAACGTCGGACTGTAAGGAGAAGTTGAGATATGGCTATTTCACGCGCTCAATTACTCAAGGAACTCCTGCCGGGTCTTAACGCCCTGTTCGGCCTTGAGTATGCTAAATATGGTGAAGAACACGCTGAGATTTTCGAGACCGAGAGCTCAGACCGTTCTTTTGAGGAAGAAACCAAGTTGTCTGGTTTTGGTGCCGCCCCCGTCAAAAACGAGGGTTCCGCCATTGCGTATGACAACGCTCAAGAAACGTGGTCCGCTCGGTATAACCACGAGACTATTTCTATGGGCTTCTCGCTTACTGAAGAAGCGATTGAAGATAACCTGTACGATAGCCTCTCGTCCCGTTATACCAAGGCTTTGGCCCGAGCCATGGCTTATACCAAGCAGGTAAAAGCCGCTAACATCCTGAACAATGCGTTTACTGGTTCTGGTGTTACTTATGGTGACGGTAAAGTCCTTTGTGCGACTGACCACCCGCTGGTATCTGGTGGTACCAACAGCAACACTCCGTCTACTGGTGCTGACCTGAACGAGACTTCTCTGGAAGCCGCTGTTATTCAGATCGCTGGTTGGACTGATGAGCGTGGCCTGCTGATTGCAGCCAAGCCGCGTAAGCTGGTTGTTCCGCCTGCATTGATGTTTATCGCTACTCGACTGCTCGACACTGAACTTCGTGTTGGCACTGCCGATAACGACATCAACGCCATTAAGACCAACGGTACGATTCCGGAAGGTTACACTGTTAACCATTACCTGACCGATACCAATGCTTGGTTCTTGATGACCGACGTACCAAACGGCCTGAAGCACTTTGTCCGTACTCCGATGCAGACCTCTATGGATGCTGACTTCGATACTGGCAACAGCCGCTACAAGGCTCGTGAGCGATACAGCTTTGGTGTGTCTGACCCGCTGGGCATTTTCGGCTCTCCGGGCGCTAGCTAAAGCGGATAAAAAACACTCGTTGTTTTTATGGGGGTCATTAAGGCCCCCTTTTTTATTGCGGGGTGAGTATGAGTAGTAAACCCGAGTCAAAAACTTGTTTTATATGTAAGCAAAATTTACCCATAGAGAGGTTTGAAGAGTTTAGAGGCGGCAGTACCAGACGAATGTGTCGAAGCTGCAGGTTAGATGAAATAGCTAAAAAAACGTCAGATACGCCATATAATTACCTAGATTTGCTGTATAAACAGCTAAAAAGCTCCAGAGTTAAGCAAAAAATTAGTTTTGATATAGAGGCAGAAGACGTTAAAGCCCTTTGGGACGCTCAAAATGGGCGTTGTGCGCTTTCCGGGGTGGTTATGACTTATCAAAGAGGGAGGTCGCAAAAAGGGAAGTCGTCTAACGGTAAAATACGCGACTTAAACGCCTCGTTAGACAGGATTAACTCTGAATTAGGGTATACAAAAACTAACATTCAACTCGTAGCTGCTAGAGTAAACCTAATGAAAAGTAATTTACCTGAAGATATGTTTCTATGGTGGGTCAGGACTATACACGGACATAAATCCTGATTTAGTAACAAGTTTTTTATTTGATGTAGCTCCTACCTTAGTATAGACTAGCTTTACTTCCGGGGTTATCCGGTGTATCTGACAGTCCCGGCTGACGACATGCAGACAGATACACCCCAACTCGCATGTGAGGTCTATAATGGCTACTACTACTTTTTCCGGTCCCATTCGATCTGGCACAGTCCGTGAAGGCGCTAGTGCAAATACAGGGTCGCCAATCCTTGCCCAATCCGTTACTTGGGAACAGTCTACTACTGCGGCGAACACTGGAATTATTATCCCAGCTAACTCGCAAATCATTGATATTGCTGTGTATATTACTACAGCATGTGATGGTGGTTCTCAAAACCTTAGTGTTGGTACCACCAGTGCGGCCAATGAAATTTTTACTGCGTTGGCCTTGGGTACTGCTGCTAACACTATTTTCTTTGGTTCTGCCGGTACTATTACCGACGCCGATACTTGGGAAACAGTAGGCACTTCTGACGTGTCCATCTGGATAGATTTTAGCGCTGGCACCGCCGGTCGTGGAACTATTACCGTCCAATACGTACAGAACTAAAGAGGTGATTTATGGCCGATTCCAAACCCGGTACAAGGGGGCATAGTCACACTCTAGAAAGTGCTGCCCCTAAGAAAGCCGCTAAGAAAACTGCGCCCAAGAAAGCGGCTGCAGTTAAAGAGTAGGGGGTTAACATGACTTATCCATTACCGACTAGTATAAAGTTGCTAGATGGTGCTACAGCTACAGGCGCGGGGGAGTGGTTCAGGCTCCCCCTTAACAAAGTGTTTGAAGTTGTGGGCATAACTACGGCAACTGTAGTTATAGAATACAGAACCCATGAAGGCGGTGTAGTTCGTACCTTGCAGTCTTTCACTGCGGACGACGTTAAAGAGAACAACCAAGCTCTCTTTGAGTGCCGCGCCAA